CTGTAGTTGTAAAACTTGCTAGTTTAAACGGACTATTTGATACTTCTACTCTTGTACTTGCTGTTAGTTTTATATCTGTTGCTGAAAATACTTCTGGACTTCCTGTACCAGTAGCTAATATATCTCCACCAACAGTTAAATCATTTGTTACTGTTAAACTATTTTCAACTGTTAGGTCACTTCTTACAATCACTGACGGAACAAAACTAATTGCACTAGAATCATCTGTATCAATTAAACTTGAAGAAAGTGTAAAGTTTCCAATAGTGTCGCCGGCTTCTTGGAATGTGAAAAGTCCAGCACCGTTAGTAGTTAGTACTTGTCCAACTGTGCCGTCTGTAATTCCTATGTCTGTTAATGCAGAAGGAACATTGTCGTTAACAAAAGTCTTAACAGCTCGTTCAGTAACTAGTGCTGTTTCACTATTATCAGTTAACCCTGTGTCATTACTAAACTCATCGATTTCAATACCAAGTCCCATTGACAATGTAGTTAGTAAAGAAAATGCTGTAGGTTTGTTAGTTAAGTCATTGTAACTTCTACTAAAAAGTAAGTTAGTAGTATCTGTTATATTACTTAAATCTGCAGGTATAGTTGGGCGTCCGTTTAAGCTAGAATAATTGCCGTCAAATAATAATCCGTTATCGTCAGATATATCATCAAGGTCTGTAGGTATACTAGGCGACCCTGTTAAACTAGCATATGTTCCATCAAATAATGCTGGCTTGTTTGTTAAGTCTTCATAACGCCCTGTAAAGGAATCTGTAATTCCGTAACCTGCATTTGTTGTTGGTTTGCCAGTAACGTCAGCAAACGGAATGCTAGTTGCTACAACATCTCTAAATATAAAGTTACCAGTGCCGTCTGTACTTAATACTTGGCCTGCACTACCGTCTACAATATTAATATCTGTTAATATGCTAGGTATACTAGGTCGACTACTTAGATCATTATAGTTACCTGAGTATGCAACAGTATCTAATGAGTCTGTATAACTAGCTATAGCACTACTGTTATCCGATAATAGTTTTCTCCAAGCGCCTGCGTGTGCATAATACAGTCCACCTGTCGCATGTACATGCATAACTAACCCGTGATACCTGTTTGCATCAATTGCGTTTAATTCTGTCGTTGTTGCTACTACGTTAGCGTGTAGTAATTTATTAGTGCCAAAGTCAATATCTGTAGTGAGTAGATTATTACCATCGCCTAATACGCTATAGATATCAGAAAAGTTATCGTTAAGTTTATCAGCACCATCTCGCAAACTATCGCCGGTGCCGTCGTTTGCATTAGATCCTCTATTAATTAATTGTTTTGCCATGTGTTATGCTCCGTCCCAAGTGTTAGTTCTAGAATCAAATGTAAATCCTGTTGCACTAAAGTTATTCTGTACTTCACTATTTATTATTACTGGTGCAGGCGAACCTTCAATTATGTTTCTTTTTTCTAATCTATTATCAGTGTTTTCTCTTTTAAATCCTACAGCACTAGTGCGCTTTCGGTTGTAATTAAGAACTTCGGCTACTACAGCACTTAACTGAATATTTTGATATCCGTTTAAGGTATCAATTAATTTAAAAATTTTTATGTTGTCTAATTTAGCTTGTTGTAGTAATACAATACTTACTGATATTGCACTTGATTTATCAAAACCTTTGTTTTCAAAAAAACCAACTACTGAGTTTAATTCATTGTCATTAAAATTTATTGATTTTGTAAGATACTTGTCAAAGAATAAACGCACATCTTCATCTGATTTTTTAGTAATATTTTTTACTGGTAATCCACTGTTCATAATGTTATATCCAACGCTTTCTCTCTGTAAAGTTCTTTAGTTCCTTCAGGTAAAGCTGTCCACGCAGCGTTTATTCCGTTAACTCCGCCAGTTCCGCCATCAGTTAGGTAATCATTTTTGTATACACTCTTTGCTGCATCTTCGAGTGCAATAGGATTATCTTTAAGTAGTTGTTTAGTAGTTGAACCTTGTACAACAGTTGAGTTATCAGTTTGTGTGTTTATACTAGTAGCCGATGTTACATCATTTTGGCCGCCAGGTCCATCATTTTTTGGTATTACAGTATTAGCTACTCCGCTAACGCTAGTATTTCCTATGTCTCCGAGTACATTTTTTAGCCCAACAAATGTTTCGTCTTTTAATTGATCCAATGTTAGATTTTCAAGACCTCTTAGTAATTGAAATGCTGCTAATCCTGCTTGTAAGGGACTAGTAAAACCTTGTCCCTTAGATATATAATCATACAAGTCTGCACCTGCGCCAAATGCTCCATCAAAACTCAATGGGCCGCCGCCTAACAATGATATAGGTGAAGGCTGTTTATCATAATGCTCTGTTGCACCAAATCCTGTTGGAGCCGGGTTATCAGGATTACTACTATCACTTGGTCCTCTTGAATAGTGTACAGCTTCGTATGCAATAGTTATTGTATTTTGCATCATGCCAGAACTATCACTATTATCTACACTATCATGTTGCCAGTTTGTAATAATTGGGTTTACTATTGTATAGGTAGTATACGTCTTTTTGGCTAATTGGCTAATTTGTATATTTTGGAAAAACGGTACAGTTACATTATTATCTAAACCAAATTTCCATTGGTTCCTGCCACTGCCCATATATGTGTTATCACCAGCGCCTGCTTTATTATACGCACCTGGTAAGCGTCCGTATCCAGCGTCAGCAAAGTAATATCTATAGTATGCTTCTAACAGTGCTGTAGTTACTCCATAATTGTCATCATGAAATGTAATTGTAATAGGCTCGTATTGTATACCAGTTTGTACATTCTTTTTTCTATTGTACTTGTTGCGTGTTTCGACGTTAGATGTATACCTAGGTAAGTCTGCACTTTTAACAAGCATGCCAATTTCTAAATTATGCTTGTCTTTTAGTTCTGGTAGTATACTACGTACTATAGGATCTAATTGAAAATATGTATGATATAAAAATTTACTTTTAGGAGCAAGTTTTAAATTGCCGTCGACGTATAACCTACTAGCGTGTTGCCAGTCGGCCATAGTTCCTTTAGGGCCTAAAATCCCATTAACTAAGTTGTCTAAAAATCCGTTCGAAGTAGCTGCCATACTAATATTTATCTATAAAGAATAAGTGCGTAGATAATAAAAAAGGCCGCCTAAGCGACCTTTTTAGTGTTTTTATACAGTGCGTGTGTTAAGAACCGCCGCCTGTTATAAGTGATCCTAGTGTACGTCCAACTGCTGTACCAATACCTGTGTCTGTAGGTGTTTGTATTGCGTTGTCATACTGGATTTCTAATGTAACAGTTACTGGTTCATTGTTTTGATAAGCCAATGTGTTGTAGTTAGCATTAGTAACAAAACAACCGTAAAGTTCAAATGTTTCTAATACGTTTGGAGTATGTACTCCGTTACCACCGTCTAAGATCTCAATACGTGTTGTAAATTTGTAATCTTGACCACTTGCTGCACTTGATTGCTCATAGAAGTCGAACTGTTTCTGTAACTGTTCGCCTACAAGTTTTTGTACAGCATTGTTTACGTCTTCACGTAAGTTGAGTGTTATTGGCGACCATGTATGCTTACCTGCTAAGTATGCTTTTGAGTTGTATGCATGTATTTCCATTGGCTCAAATGCAACTGTTGGACGGGTAATATCTACTACCTGTTTAGTAAGTTCTGTTGTCGGTGTTGACACACCAAAGTTTTCCAGCGACACTCTAAAGCGGTACTGTAGCTTTGGCATCAACAAACCCTGGTTGCTGGCAGAGTCCCCGCCAGCTAAGGGTACTGTAATTTTTGATAGTGTTGAAATTGCCATTTACTTTGCTCCTAATTTGTTATATGTATTTATCATATTAAAGACCTGCTATTTCGCCAGTGTTTTTCAAACGTAGCGGAATGTAAATAAACTCAATACTCTTAACAGGTTCAATAGCAACATCTACATATAGTTCGTTTCTATCAACTCTTGCTGGAGTATTATTTGTTTCGTCACATACAACTAAGAAGTCATACAATGCTCTTTGTCCTACAAGTTCTAATAGTAAACTCTCAACTTGACCTTTAATCTCATCACGTGTAATCTTATCATTTGGTTCAAAAATGTAAGGCTTAGCAAGTTGATTTAATTGGCTACGTAAGTAAATAACCAAACGTGCTACGTTGATTCTGTCTAATGAACTTGCATTTCTTGCACGAGTCTTTTGTCCAAAGTTAACAAGTCCTGCACCTGTAATAAACGTAATTGGATTAACGCCCTGTGCATACAATGTATCTCTTTGTCCTTCGTTAAGTGCTACACTTACAAATTCGCCTTCACTACTAATGTAACCTGTTGAACTTGCATTTGTAATTCCGCCACGTCTTGTACCTGCTGGTGCAAACCATGGATAGCTAACTTGGTCACTTAATGCAATAAGATCGGAAGAGCACACGTCTGAACTCCAGTC